CCACCGCTTCATCCCGTACTGGTTGAATACCTCGACCAGAAAGTAGGGATTGCATATTTAGTCCTTGGAATCCGCCACCCCAGATCGCTGAATCACCAGGGCGGGCTTCTTTTGGCTGCGCTTGCGGGAGCGATTCAGGTTTGAGCTTGTCCTTGTTACCTCTTTTGCGGGTAGCGTACTTTTCAACTTCTGCGTATTCTTTTTCGGAGAACTTGTTTTTACGGGTAAGGTATCCGCTTTGGTTTTCGCCTTCTCTGGTGGTTTTGATGTTTGACATATCAAACTCGATGGCAAGTTGCTTGGTTGACTTGTCGGTAAACCGAGTTTTTGCTGAAAGCATTGCTGGAGCTTGGAGAAAAACGATAAAAACTTCATCTTGACATCCTTTCATTGGGCATTTTGCCTTGTTGCTTTCAAAGTACCCGTGTGTTGGGCATTTGTAATCATTTTTTACAGCCATATCATCCCCTTCCTAACTGTTCATCTAATGTACTATCTGAATAATCATACTTCTTATTAATACCTAACTTAATCTTAATCTCTCCATTAACCACTTGCAACTTGGTCACTTTCTCGAGTGCTGGCTTGGATTCTTTGCGGTACTGCACAAACTTGCTGGTATCTCGGTTTTGCATAATGGCAACTTCGCCATCTTTCCACTCGTTGTACGCTTTGCTAACCCGCCTTTGCACATACTCACTCAAGGGTTCGGTGTTGTTTAAAAACACATCCCGTATCTGATTAATGGATACGCCACACAAATCCGAAAACAAAGGAATACTAATTCCTCGATCTTTGTCTGACAAAAATCGGTGCATGATAATTTTTAAATCACGCTTTGGAATCGTAGGTTTCATTGTCCATATACCCCAATGCGTTTTAAGTAATCCGATACATTACGCCCAACGGTTAATTGCTCTGGAGTAAAGTCGTCTTGCACCCGTGAAATATTGCGGGTAATCTTTTGGGCTATTAGCCTAGGTTGTACTTGCTCGGCAAAGGCAGCACACGCCAAAGCAGACGCAATTACTCGGTCATCCTTATTACGCCCAGAAGCCATGATTGAGCCACCATCACGCACCATGGTTTTCATTTCTTCAATGGTGTCCATGTCGTAAATATCCATCATGCCACGCTCAAAGTAATCCTTCATGTAGGTGAGCATCCGTTCTTTGGTAGCAGCGGTAGTCAACCAGCCAATGCTGTTCGATATTCCGCCCAAGGTGTCGTTTCTGCGCCAAATGTAGTTTTGCATATTGGCGTACACATCCATCAGGTCTTTGCCCAATGCGCTACCCATGTTGGCAGCTTGTCGTCTTAAATTCTTTAGCTCATTAATCACGGCTTGACCTGGACCGTTGACTTCAAGGTTTAGGGTCGAGTTTTTGTATGCACCCGCTAAGTGGGCAATGATCCATGCAAACTGGTAAGTGTTTAGTTCCGATGTTGCAAAGGAAGCTACTTGCTCCAACCCGTCAGCATATACCCGATAGACTTGAATACAGAAACGATCAGCCCAATCAGAACTACCGTAAGCGGGATCAGCGCCAATAACATAGTAAGCAGTATCAACAGGCTGCTCCCAAATCTTGAGCGTAGCCAGTCTTTCTGTGGATTTAAGAACTTCAGTATCTTGGAAGTTAACTCCAAAGCTATATCGAAAGTACTCACAATCCATACGCTTAATCTTTTTGACGGCATCGGTACACCTCGCATTAGAAAAGAAAGAAGTACCCGTCATCACAAAGGCATAGTCCTCGGTGGGCGGGAACTCTTGGTACATTAAGCTGTCATCCTTAATGCCTTCATAGAGTTTCCAGCGCCACCAGGCTATTTGACGGCTATTAATTTCAAAGTTATAGAGTTTTTTAATGTCTTTCACCCACTCTTTTTCTTCGCCTGTGAGCTTGCCATCCCAGTACACCTTATAGGTTTGACCATCAGGATCAAGGCTGTAGAGTTCATTGCGCCACCAGCCACAGAAAATAGCCCGTTGGGTTCTAGCCCGTTTAGCGGTGACATACATATCGTGGAACATATTAAAGCCACGGGCAGTCGATTCAAACAAGTACATCCGATCTGGGTTGGTTTCCGCTAACGAAGCCAATAAGGAAGCTAGTCCTTCTTCATCTCCCCAAGAACTTGTTTCCGTACCATGTAGGTATGTGATAGCTTTTCCACGACCAAGTGAACCTTTTGCTCTAAGCCCAGCGACTTGATAAAACAGACGGCTGCGGTTCTTGAGGGAAAGCTGATTCCGATTGTGGGCAAGAAGCGGGATTCGATACTCTTTGGGTAAACCTTCCATATACATGGCAAGGGTTGATCGGAACATATCTCGGTTTTCTTCGGTGTCTGTGGTGAGCGTTCCTTGCAGCCCTGGATGGGTAAAGTGCCAGTAGAGATCAAGTGCGAGTGATATTGTAGTGATGCCAAGTTGCCTTCCTTTCAGGATGACAAAGAAATGCACATCCTCTGCCAAACCCTTTTTGATTTCATTCATAACATAGGTCTGCGTACCCAGCAGATTGCCCATGCGCTTTAGCCCTTGCTCTTTGGTTTCAATCTGTAGCTGAGAGCAAAAGTTGTAAAACTGACTAAGGTTAAAATCCATTAGGTTTTAATCCACGGTAATTTGTTGTCAAACTTCTTAAGCATCCAAGCGTTGCCTTGTTCAAAAAACTCCTTTTGCACCCCGCAACCACCACCTAAGCGGAAATTAAAGGTGTGCCGATTGGTGCTGGTAAAGTTTGGAAAGAGTTGCTTGGCTGCGTTGTAAAAATGCCGATCTACATTTATGTCTTTGTTGTTTAGCAAAATGGCAATTTGGCGTAGCTTGTCGGTTTTCATTCCCCACATACACCAGTCCACAAAATGATGCCCTTCAATATTCCAAGCGTGGTGGTTTTCGCCAATGGCTTCGCAGTTATCCTCAAACAAATACTTGCCGTCTTTGTCATACACCTTGCGTAAGCTATGCGCCCAGTCATATCCTTGGTCAATCTTTTCCATGATGGACTTCACATGATGCTCGTCATACCAGTCATCGTCATTGCAAAAGAAAGTGACATCCTCGGTAATGAGCTGTGGCGCAGCCGCTAGCCAGCGCTGACCTAACCAGCCATTGCCACCAATGGTGTTACCCCAATAAGACCAACGGGCTTCGTACTCAGCGTAATCCCTCGTCATATCGTAGAACTGGGCTATCTCATGGTCATCCTCGCCATCGCACAACACATAATGAGTGCATGGGTAGGATTGATGAGCGACGCTTTTTAAACAACGCTCTAGCTCTTTGCGACCTTGAGTGACGGTAACTACGGCTGCTCTTTTCATTTGTAATCGTCTTTAGGATCAAACGGCATAGAGTTCAAACCAACTAAGACGCTACCCGCTTTAATGTTAAAAGTATGATGCTGTTCTGGTAATACCGTATAAATCTTACCAATTTGCATGGGCGTAGTTTCGCCATCTTTAATGATTAAAGCAGCTTCTCCTTCACACAAAATAAACTTTTCGGTTTTAATCTTGTGATAGTGATTACCAATGGTGCAATCCTCTTTAATCTCTAAGAGCTTGGCTTCTGGAAAGCTGTGCAAGCGTCTGCGGTGATCCTCATGGAATGAGCTTAACTTTTTCATTTCAGCATCCATCATAATTTTGACTAGTTCTTTAAACTTAACCTTTGGCTCAAATCCTAAGAGTTGTTTGCTTTTAAGTGCATCGCCACACAACAAATCAACCTCGGCTGGTCTAGTTAAACTTTTGTCGTAATCCACATAATCTTCCCAGTTCTCAATGCCTACGCATTGAAAGGCTAACTCCACCCACTCCTTAACGCTGTGCGTTTCGCCTGTGGCAATCACAAAATCATCGGGTGTTGGGTGTTGCATAATGGCGTAAATCCATTCCACATATTCTTTGGCGTACCCCCAATCCCGTTTGGCATCTAGGTTTCCCAATACCAGCTTATCCCGTTTTTGATTGGCAATCTCGGCTACGGCTTTGCAAACCTTACGGGATAAAAATGCTTCACCCCGTCTTGGACTTTCATGGTTAAACAAAATCCCGCAATAGACTTTCATGCCGTAGGCTTCCCGCCATACCCGTGCTAATTCATAGGCATGGACTTTAGAACAGCCATACGGTGAGCGTGGATAAAATGGCGTGGTTTCCCGCTGGGGAGTTTCTTGAACCTTACCAAACATCTCAGACGAACACGCTTGGTATATCTTGCAATCTAAACCCATGGTGCGCACGGCTTCCATAATGCGCAGTAAGCCATTGGAGTTAATGTCTTGGGTTACATCGGGATGGTCATACGAATCCCGCACTTGGCTCATGGCAGCTAAGTTGTAAATCTCATCTGGGCGAACCTTGTCAATAATCCGATATAGGCTAGTAGCATCTTGCATATCGCCTGTATGCAAAGTAATTTGATTAATGACATCGGTAAGATTTGATAGATTGGGCTGACTGATTCTGCGCACCATACCATGAACCTCATAACCTTTGGATAGCAATAGCTCGGTTAGGTACGATCCGTCTTGACCACTAATTCCTGTGATAAATGTTTTCATTGGTGTTTGTTTAGTTTCTTTAGTTCAAAGTTGGGAATATCCCAATACGCTACCTTTAATCTGGCTTCGTGGTTACGGGCTAGATTAATCAAAGCGGTATAAGTCATCTCGCTGTAGTTGTTTTTCCACTCTCCCGCTAACTTTATCTTCTGTTTCTTAGTTCGGCAAGCAATGGCTTTTAACATTTCGGCTTTGTAGAGTAGGCGTTCTTGGGTTAATTTATCAATGTCGCTTTGGGTCATCCTCACCTACCACTTGGCGCAAACGCTCTAATTCCGCTTGGGCTTGCATGAGGAGCTTGGAACTCTCGGCATGAACCCGCATCAATTCATGGAATATTTGATCTTTGTCCATTGCCCAAATGCGTTGCATATACATCTTTTTAGCATCATCACTTGCTTTTTCAATTAGCTCATTGACGCTCTTTGAGCCATTGGCTTCTTTTACGATGTTCTCCATACCCGTACCCCATCCCCTTCTCGCCTAGCGATAAACTTTTTACCCGATACTTTGCCAGCTCGGTAGTTGGCATTGCACACAATTTGTATCTTTGCTTGTGGAATTACAAAACTCTCTCCAATGTCCATGATCTTATATGGGTACACATTGCGCTTTTTCTCAGGGGGAATTGGAATATTCTTTTCAATCTCTATATTCATCTTTACATCTCCTTTCATAACCATATAATACACAACATGATACAAACCTACAATGAATATCATCTAGGTGACCAACTAATCCACCTCAATTATCTAAGGCGACTGTCCTACCTCTACCCCGACTACATCTTGCGCCATTATTGCCAGGACATCTATATCCCGCAGTTGCTTGCAGTAGTGGAGGATTTAACGACTATTGAGATTCTCCCCCTAGGAGAGAAGGTTGATTCTGCAACTAACGCCTGGCTTGGCGTGGATGGCTGGTTTTACCGTCACTCCAAACAGCGTCATTGGGTTGATCTGCACCTAGACTGGTTTGACACCCTTTCCAAGCGCCTAGGGGTAAAGAACCCGATACGCACCAAGTACGACCTATTCTTTGAGTACCCCGCCTTGAGGAAGAAGGTCTATCAGCCCTTTGATGTTCTCATCATCAATTGCCCACCAGGGAGCAACCAGTTGCCCTCCTTTTCCCCAGGCAAGTTCGAGAGCCTAACCAAGCTGCTTTGCAAGGATATGGATGTCATGACGGTCTATCCCACCAAACTATGCCCAAGCACGCTAGAGATGCACATGACGGTCACCGAGATCGGTAACCTAGCGCAATACTGCCAATACATCGTGGCGGTGGACACAGGACCTCTGTGGACCACTTACAACCAATGGAACATGGACAAGATAAGGGGTAGAACCATCTACACGACAACCTTCGATTCCATAGACCTTACGCCTAATACCGACATACTTCAGAAAATCTGATTTTTCTTTGGGGTGGGGTGGGAATGGGGTGCGCAACTTTGCTGTTTGATGCCCAATCTAAACACCAAAAACAATACAGAATTTTGCAAATTGATTGCAAAGCCCATAACCAAAAAACCAAACTCAGATTACGCTAGCGCTTATTGTTGCCTTACCCAAAATCGAATTACCCGATTGACTAAAGCGCAATACCGAGCGCCTGGCTACCAGGGAAAAGTTACACTCTGAAAGCGCCTGATTGTTGACATCTTTCCCGCCATTCCATTTATCGCTTACCCCTTATATACGCATACCTACTATGTTACTAGTTTATATATACACTATATATATATAGACTATAGACGATATACGATAGACTATAGTTATTATATATCAATATACGATAGTTGATAGAAATATATCATAGTGTAAGTTGTTGCATAACCTCTAATTGTGTATAATCAAACTGTATTACTAATGTTTATAACCTAACTAAACGGGAGTATTTAAAATGCAACAATCAATTTATGACAATGTTACGAATAGAATTATCGAAGAGCTAGAGCGTGGTGCTGCACCCTGGATTAAACCCTGGAATGCTGGCGCTAGTGAAGATCAAAATATCGTTAGCCATAAACCATACCAGGGCATTAATCGCTTAATTCTAGGAATGAGCGGTTATACCTCTCCACTTTGGGGTAGCTTTAAACAATGGCAGCAATTAGGCGGTATGGTAAAAAAAGGTGAAAAGGGTTCACAGATCGTTTTTTACTCTCCCATTAAAAAAGAAGGCGTTAACCCTGAAAATGGGCAGCTTGAGAGCAAGGCATACCATTGCTTAAAAAGCTATTTCGTATTCAATGCTAGCCAGGTTGAGGGTATTGATTTCGTGCAGCCTAAGCCTACAATCGAAGTGTTTAACCCTGTACCCGCCCTGGATGATCGTATTCTAAAAACAGGCGCTACTATCAAGCATGGATTGAGCCAGGCATTTTATCGCCCTAGTGAAGATTTTATCGGTATGCCTGATAAAACCACTTTCAAGGGTGAAGCGCATTATTACGCAACTGTGCTGCATGAG